ATTAGTAATTATAAACCTAATCCTGTAAATAACATACAAGAATTATTAAATTTTAGAGATTCCGATAAAGCAATATCTAATTTTTTGAGTAATTTTAGAAATGAATTTTTAAATACATTACCTGAAAATTTAAACTCTAATGTAAATAAAAGAAATTTAATTAAAAATGTTAAATCTTTATATCAATTAAAAGGTACAAAAGCGGGACACGAAATATTTTTTAGATTACTTTTTGATGAAATATCTGAAACATTTTTTCCTCGTGAACAGATTTTAAGATTATCAGATGGTAAATTTTTTTCAAACACTATTTTACGAGTTGTAAATCCTGTAGGTTCAATATTAAATTTAGTTGGTAGAACAATAACAGGAGTTGATTCTGATGCAACGGCTATAGTAGAAAACGTAACTCAATTTTTAATAGGAAGTGTGAATGTTACGGAGTTAGTTTTAAATTTTGATAGCGTTGTAGGAAATTTTATAATAGGTGAAGAAATACGAGGTACAATATCAGATACAGATGATAATTTGGTAAAAGCTACAATTTCAGGAATTCCTATTTCAAAAATAATTACTAATGATGGAGCATTACACTCACAAACAGAAACAACAACTATAATTGGAGGAGGAGATGGTGCTGTAATTCAAACTGGTGCTGTTGGTTCAGGAAATATTACAGAAATAATAATTGACTCTGGAGGATCGGGTTATTCTATTGGCGATGAGTTAATTTTTACTAATACTAATACAAATGGTGGTGGAGCTGCAGGATTTATTTCTATTGTTAATGGTGGAATAACTTTAGAAGAAAGTTCTAGTGTAACAGAAGATCATATAATATTGGAAGAAAATACTACAGCAGGTGATACATATTCAGGTAATAAATTTGTACAAGAAACAGGAACAGATATTGGTGATATAACAGATATATTTTTATATAATGGCGGTTATGGTTACACTTCATTACCACTTGTTAGTATTACAAATACTTCAGGGTCAAGTGCAATTTTAAAAAGTTTTGGAGGAGAAATAGGTAGAGTATTAAATTTAAATTTGGTAGAATTAGGAATAAATTATCAATTATCACCTACACCACCTAATATTGAATTTTTTAAAAACTGTATAATAACTGGTGTTTCAGGAAGTTTTAGTCAAGGTCAAACAGTAACTACAAATTTAGGTACAGTAGCTGAAGTTGTTAGTTTTAATATACCAAGAGGATTATTAGTTTTAAAAAATAATACAGGTAATATTTCTGCAGGAAATACAATTACAGGACCAGCCGGTTCAGGTACAATTAAAAAATTAGATTTTGCAACAGCTAGTTTAGTTATAGGTACATTAACAAACACAGATGGTCGATTTACAAATGAAGATGGATTTGTATCTGAAAATACAATTAGAATACAAGACAGTTTATTATATCAAGATTTTTCTTATATAATTCGTGTAGGTCGTTCAATAACAGACTGGCGAGATGACTTCAAAAAAACAATGCATACATCAGGTTTTTATTTTATAGGACAAGTTAATATAGAATCAAGATTGAATGCTCGTATAACTACTCCTATTTTAGGTTCGGTTTCAGGAATTTTAGATGAACCTTTTTATAACATAATAGATACTCTATTTACAACCACCTTTGGTAGAAGATTGGGAACAGTAGATGATGGTACAACATTGAGATTAAATTCTAATTTAGGAGTTGGAGCAGATTTAAATTCTCAAACAATATCTTCTTTTAGTAATACAACTAGAGATGTTACTTTAGTTAGAGTGCCTATTAAAATAGATTATCTATCAAGAATGAGAGAAAAATTTAATGGTACAACTATATCTCAAGGATTTGTTTATGGCGGTCCTCGTTATCAAACAATCAATAGAGAGGTTTTTAAAACTTTTTCTATTTCAGGAACAAATTATTCTTTTGAAGAAATGAGTAAAAATGTTACTTTTGGTACAAAATCAATCTATGACGGTGCAGATAATACTATGTTTTTTAGCTCTACAGATAAAGGTAGAATGATAAAAACAAAATTAACTATGCCTGCATTTATAGATATTGATATACCTCAAGATTTATTTGATAACACAAAAGTATTCTTTGATACTAATATAAAAACTTTTGATGATACAACACCTTAAAATGATTATAAATATAACAAAAAGATTAATCAATGGCTAAACAAACACTCAATATAGGTTCAGTAGCAAACGACGGAACAGGTACAAACCTACGTGCTGGTGGTACAATTATAAACGCTAACTTTAATGAAATTTACACGGCCCTTGGTAACGGTACAACAATTACACTTACTGCTACACCTACAGAATTAAATTTATTAGCAGGCCAAACTTCTATAGTTTCACCAAGTAGTTCGGTTACCTTTACAAACAAAACAATCAGTGGTGCAAGTAATACATTATCAAACATTGGCAATTCTTCTTTAACTAATTCAAGTTTTAGTATTAGAGATGATTCATCATCAGCTATAACACTTTCGTTAGGTGGCACTTTAAAATTAAAAAGTAATGACGGCATTACAACAACAGTAAGTCAAGGAGACACGATTACAATTAGTTTAGATAGTAATGTTCTTACTGAAACTTCAACAGATACTTTAACAAATAAAACAATTGCGGCCGGTTCTAATACAATAACAGGCCTTACAAATACAAATTTAAGTGGTACTGCTGGTATTACAAATGCTAATTTATCAAAACCTTTTATTAGAATTACAGATGAAACTTCAACAGTTGGTACTGTTAATTTAGGAGATAGATTAGATTTTTTAACAGGCAACGGTATTGATACAGTTGTAGTAGGAAACACTGTAAGAATTTCTACAAGCTCTATACCTAATGCTTCTTTATCCAATTCAACAATTACATTAGGTTCAACTTCAACATCACTAGGAGCTACAACATCTTCAGTTGCTGGCCTTTCTTTAACAGGTTCAGCTAACACAATTGATTTAACAAGTTCAGGAAATAAATTAAAATTTAATTTTGCAAATTCAGGTGCATTACCTGCTGCTACAACTTATGCTGGTATGTTTGCAACTACAACAGGCACTGCTAAAGCATTTTTTGCTGACAGTGGTGGTTGGAACGAAATTGCTTCTGAAAACTCTAGTATTAATTTATTTTCAGACGTTGACTTAGTAACTGCAGCTCCAACAGGAAAACAAACTTTAAGTTGGGTATCAGCAAGTGGTAAATTTATACCAGCAACTCTTGGCGCAACTACATTACTTACAGGTGACGGATCAACAGTAGCCTTTACTATAACTAATTTATATAACGTAAATAATATATTAGTTTTTCAAAACGGTTTATGTTTAAGACCAACATCAGATTATACAGTATCAGGAACAACCTTAACTTTCTTATCACCACCACCTTTAGCTGCTGTTATTATGGTAAGATATTTGGGATAACACTATGAAAAACTTGTATAAATATAACAAAAGAAACTAAAAACTATGCCAGCAATTATAACAAATAAGTTTAGAGTTAATAACTCCAAACAGTTTAGTGAGTCGTTTTCAGAAGCTTCACCAGAAGTTTATTACTTAGGTATCGGTAGACCACAACCATTTGCCACACAAACAAGAGGTGATTTAAGAACGGAAAATCAAGGCACAGATAGTGCTCCTATTACACCCACTGATAGCGTTATAGAAGAATTTAATACGTTTGATGATTTATTGGCAGTTAAAAAAATTACATCTTCAGATGTTTCTTTTGTAATACCAAGAAGAAACTGGACTACAAATACGGTTTATGATTATTACAGACACGATTATGGCAATCGTATTACAGGTACAACAACAACACAAACAGCAAACAGCGGTGCAACAACTTTATTTGATGCAACGTTCTATGTATTAACTGCAGCAAGAAACGTTTACAAATGTTTAGATAATAATGGTAATGTAGTTTCAACATCAGAACCAACAGGAACATCCACATCTATTTTAACAACTGCTGATGGTTATAAGTGGAAATATATGTACTCTTTAACGGCAACACAACAAGCAAATTTTTTATCAACAGATTTTATGGCAGTTACTACTGATGCTACAGTATCGGCTGCAGCAGTAAACGGTTCAGTTAACACAGTAAAAATTAAATCTGCTGGTTCAGGAGGCACAAACGGAACATTTACAAATATTCCAATAAGAGGAGATGGTACAGGCGGAACAATTTCTGCTACAATATCTGGAGGCATTTTAACATCAGTATCAATTACAAACGCAGGAACAGGATACACAATTGCTTATGTAAGAAATACGGATATAGTAACGGCAGGTGCCACAGGTTTAATAAGTTCTGAAGTAGACGTAATTATTTCTCCAAAAGGTGGCCACGGTTTTGATGCAGTATCAGAATTGGGTGGTTTTTTTGTAATGTTAAATGTAAGTTTGGAAGGAACAGAAACAGCTAACACAGGTGACTTTACAGCTGAAAATGATTTTAGAAGAATAGTTTTAATTTCAAATCCTTTTTCAAGTGGTTCAGCAGCTTCTGCTACAACATTAAGAGCAACAAAAGCAGTAAGATTTGCTGTTTCTCCAACACCAGGAACTTTTTCAATTGACGAAGAAATTAATCAAACATCTACAGGCGCTGTCGGCAAAGTGGTAGAATGGGACGCTACAAATAGAATATTACATTATATACAAACAAGATTTAATGATGAAGGAATTGACAGTTCAGCAAATAGAACGGCATTTTCAGGAGCAAATGTTATCACAGGCCAAACTTCAGGTGCTACAGGCACACCAAGTGCAACAGCGAGTGAAACTGCTGACCAAATTACATTCACAAATGGTTATAAAGATACAGAATTAGATAGACATAAAGGCGATGTTTTATACATTGAAAATCGAGCACCAATAACAAGAGCTTCAGACCAAACTGAAAATATTAAATTAGTAATTGAGTTTTAGGGAGATTTATGCCAAGTCCAACAGACTTTAACCTCTCACCTTACTTTGATGACTACGCTGAGTCCAAGAAATTTCATAGAGTTCTTTTTAGACCAGCTTTCGCAGTACAGGCCAGAGAGTTAACACAATCACAAACAATTCTTCAAAACCAAATTGAAAGATTATCCGACCACATCTTTGAAAAAGGTGCTATGGTTATACCAGGCGAAATTTCTTTTGATTTAGATTATTATGCTGTTAAACTTACATCTAAAACATTTTCTACAGTCGCTGAATACATTGGTAAAGAATTAACAGGTGTTACTTCAGGAGTTATAGGTATTTGTGTTAATGCTGTTGCAACAGACGGTACAGATCCAGATACTCTATATGTAAAATATAATAAAACAGGAACAAACAATACATCTTTTGCTTTTACTAATGGTGAAACAATACAGGCCAGAACAATAGGTGCTGCAACAGTTTTAGCAACTGCTGTGGTAAATTCAACAGCAACTGGTTCTGCTGCTAGTATAGCTGCAGGAGTTTATTACATTAATGGATTTCACGTATCAGTTACAGCACAAACATTAATATTAGACAAATATACAAATACACCAAGTTATAGAGTTGGATTAACAATTGTTGAATCTTTTGTTACTTCTAATGATGATGTTACTTTAGTTGATAATGCTCAAGGTTCTTCAAATCTAAATGCACCAGGTGCTCACAGATTTAAAATAGATTTAACATTAGCAAAAAGAACATTAACTTCAACAGATAATGCTAATTTTGTAGAGTTACTAAGATTGTCAAATGGTATTCGACAAAACCAAGTTCGTTCTACTGAATATAGTATATTGGAAGATACTCTAGCAAGAAGAACATATGATGAATCAGGTGATTACACTGTAAGAGAATTTGATTTAGATATAAGAGAACATTTAATATCAGGAAATAATAGAGGTATTTACACATCAGGTAATGGTGGTGTTGAAACAAAATTAGCTGCAGGTTTAGGGCCAGGTAAAGCTTATGTAAAAGGTTATGAAATTGAAACTATAGGAACAACTTATGTAGATATAGACAAAGCAAGAGATTTTAATACACAAAATAATTTTAATACAAGATTTGATGTAGAAAATTATGTAAACGTTACAAATGTTTATGGTTCTCCTGATATTGGATTTGTTTCAGCTGAAGTTGAAGCATTTAAAAACGTAAATCTATTTGATACAGCCACAGCCACAGGCGCAAGAGGTACACAACAATCAACAGTAGGTGTTACGGTACCACAAATTGGTCGTGCTAAGTCAAGAGGATTTGAATTAAACAACGGAACGGCCAGTGCAAACGTATTTTCTAGTACATCCTTAACAAGTGCAGTTTATAAACATTATCTATTTGATATAGAAATGTTTACACATTTAAATGTAAGAACAGCACCAGCATTTACAAATGGAGAAAAAGTAACAGGTGGCACTTCAGGAGCTATAGGTTTTGTACAATCAATTTCAACAACAAGAAATACAGCAGTAACAAGTATTTCAGTTGCAAGTCCAGGGGTTGTTACATTAAACTCTCACGGATTTAAAGAAGGCCAACAAATTACATTATCAGGAGGAACTTGGACAGTTAATTCTACTTCAGGTGCAGTAGCTGCCGTTTATACTGTAAAAAATCCTACAACAAACAACTTTCAACTATTTAATGCCGCTGGTGATACAGCATCAAATGTTACAGCTTTTTCTTCAGCACCAACAGTTACACACGGAGTTACAGTTTTAAATAATATAACGGGAGTATTTGTAGCAGGCGAAACAATTACAGGTGCAAGTTCATCAGCTACAGCAGTTATTCAATCTGATATACTTGGATTTAAAGGAGTACAATCTTTTGACTTTACACAAGTAAAACAAATTGGAATGGCTGGTACACCATCATATACAGCAGATGTTGCAACAGACACAACTTATGGAGAAAGATATCCTGTGTTTGGTTCTATTTCAGTTGCAAATAGTGGAACAACAGTTACAGGATTTGGTACTTTATTTAATACAGAATTAAAAATTGGTGATTCGATTACATTTACTACTGATGCTGGCAATTCAGTAACAAGAGTAATAGAATCTATTTCATCAAATACAAGTTTACAATTATTAACAGCAGTCGATCCTTCTGATGTATCCACTAAAACAGTCGCATTTAGAAATCGTGGTAAATTGCAAGGTTCAAATAAAAATATTGCAATATTTAAACTACCTAATAAGAGAATTAAAACTTTAAAAACAGCATCTAATGGTGGTAATACAGAAACAAATTTTAGTGTAAGAAAACATATTGTATCAACATTAACTGGTGCTGGTTCTGTAACATTAAATGCAGGCACAAATGAAACGTTTGTATCTTTAACTGAATTAGATTATACAGTTTCTATTATGTCATTAGGTTCAGGAACAACAGGCGCTGTAGGAAATGTTTTAAGTTTATCAGGCAATAATCATTTAGGTGCTGCTATATTTACACTAAACGTGGCAAAAACACAATTAACATTAAATTTTGGAACCAATTACAACGGGCATAAAGTTAAAATATTAGCAACAATAGACCGAGCAGTTGCAGATTCGAAAACAAAAACATTAATATCTAACTCTACACTTAATATAGGAGATTCTGCTGTTTCTGTTGGTGGCCTCACAGAGCAACAGATTGTTCAATCAGGCGTAATTGGTTTAAAAAAGGCAGATGTTTATGAAATTAATTCTATTTTTATGTCTCCTAATTTTTCTACTCCTGCTACAACAAGTCACACTGACGTTACAAGTAGATTTACATTAGATACAGGACAAAGAGATAATTTTTATGATATAGGAAGAATTAAATTAAAAACAGGTTCTCTTGTACCTACAGGAAGATTATTGATTAATTTTGATTATTTTTCTCACGGTTCAGGTGATTACTTTGATGTTGACTCTTATACAGGAACTTTAGATTATTCGGATATACCATCTTATACTTCTGATACTACAGGAGAACAATTTGATTTAAGAGATTGTTTAGATTTTAGACCACGTGTTGATGACGATTCAACAGTTACAAGTTCTACACAAGACAGGGGATTTGACGGTACAGGAGCTTCTACCGTAAACGTTGTTAAATTTAATTCAGATGTATCTACTGATTTAGAATTTTATTTACCTAGAATTGATAAAATATTTTTAGATAAAGATGGAAATTTTAAAGTAGTTAAAGGTTCTGGTAATATAACTCCTCAAGTTCCAAAAGGTCTTGAAAATGCTATGCACTTATACACATTATTTTTAGGTCCATATACCTTAGATACAAATGATTTGATTATTGATAAACAAGATAATAAACGATACACTATGAGAGATATAGGTCGTTTAGAAAAAAGAATTGATAACGTAGAATACTATACACAATTATCTTTATTAGAAACAAGCGCTCAAGGTTTACAAATACAAGATGCTGAAGGATTTGATAGATTTAAAAATGGATTTATAGTAGATAATTTTACAGGTCACGGCATAGGAGATGTTACTAACGTAGACTATAAAGTTTCTATGGATATGTCTGGTGGATTCTTACGACCAATGCACAACTCTCAATCTGTACAATTAATTGAAGCAGATGATGATGGTTCGCCAATTGTTGAAGCTGATAGAGTATTAGCTAACTATCAAAAAACTGGAGATTTAATTACACTACCTTATACGGAAACAACAATTATTAATCAACAATTTGCTAGCAAATATGTAAATGTAAATCCTTTTAATATATTTACTTGGTCGGGTTCAGTTACGTTAGACCCACCAGGAGATGAGTGGAAAGAAACAGAAAGAGTTCCTGATTTGTTAATTAATGGTGTTGGCGGGTTTGATACAATGTTAGCAGATTTGGGCAATCCAAATTTATCGCAAGTAGAAATTGGTACAGTATGGAATGAGTGGCAAGATTTTTGGCAAGGAAGACCGGTTGAAACTGTTAATACTTTATCAACATTTATGGATGGAAGAGCAGTAAGAGCAGTTCAAGAAAGAACAACATCACAAGACGTGGTTGAAACAAGAACAGGAATTAGATCGGTATTAGTTCCTCAAGTTGTTAGAACAGCCTTAGGCGATAAAGTGTTGAATATAGCATTTATACCTTTTATAAGAAGTAGAACAATTAATTTTACTGCTACAAGAATGAAACCAAATACAAGAGTTTATCCTTATTTTGATAATGTAGCTATTACTTCATACGTAACGCCTACGGGCGGTATTATAAGTGGTAATTTAGTTACAGATGCTAACGGTGCTGTGTCAGGAACTTTTGTTATACCTGATTCAACTAATAACGCTAATCCTAGATGGAGAACAGGTCAAAGAGTATTCAGACTTACAAGTTCAGTTACAAATTCAACAACAGATGTTGAAACTTCTGCTGAAGCAGATTATATTGCTAAAGGTTCTTTAGAAACAGTACAAAATACAATTGTGTCAACAAGAGAACCTAGATTAGTAAGACAAGATGTGAATGATGTCAGATCTGTTACAAGAACCTCAACAAGAACAACAGTAGAAACGATTGGATGGGTTGACCCTATTGCACAAACATTTTTAATTGACGATACTGGTGGAGTTTTTGTAACATCTATTGAGTGTTACTTTCAATCAAAAGATGCCAACATTCCTGTTACAATGCAAATAAGAGAAGTTGTAAATGGCTATCCTTCACGTACAATTGTACCTTTTGGTGAAGTTGTATTAAACCCTAGTTCAGTAAGTGTTAGTGATGACGCAACTACACCTACAAAATTTACATTTCCTTCTCCTGTTTACTTACAAGAAAAAACGGAATATTGTTTTTGTTTATTAAGTAATTGTAATAGTTACAATGCTTGGGTGGCCAGATTAGGAGAAAAACAAGTAGGTTCTAATAATACAATTTCAGAAAATCCATATGCAGGAGTTTTCTTTAAATCACAAAACGGTTCAACTTGGACTGCTGACCAAGAAGAAGATATAAAATTTAAAATTAATCGTGCCGAATTTGAAAATGTTGTAGGTACAGTTACGCTTGTAAACGACAACTTACCAACAAGAACATTACCTATCAATTCTTTAAGAACAACAAATACTTCAGGAGTAATAAGAGTATTCCATAGAAATCACGGAATGCACGGATTAAATAATAATGTTACAATAGCTGGCGTGACAGCAGGTTTAAATAACGGAATTGATGCAGCACTCATTAATAGAACATATACAAGTATTTCAAACGTAACACTTGACAGTTATGATATTACAACTGCTGGCACAGCGACGGCTACAGGCGATATTGGTGGTGCAACTGTAACAGCTACAGAAAATAGATTAATTGATGTAGCTTGTTTAAATTTAGGCGTAATGACCGTTCCAGGAACAACAATTAATTACGATATAAGAACAACGAGTGGTGCATCAATAGACGCTCCAGCAAACACTCAAACCGAATTTCAGTTATTACCTGTATCAAGTGCTATAAGTGTAGTTCCTGGTGATAACATTTACTTCACTGCACCTCAAATGGTAGCTAGTACAATCAATGCAACAAGTGAAATGAATAGTGAAGGTAAATCTTTATTTTTAAATCTTACGTTAATAACAACAAATACAAAACTTTCACCAGTGTTAGACATTAAACGTGTGAGTATGGTTGCTACACAAAATAGATTAAATTCTCCAGAGGCGGGAGATCCTAATTTTGTCGCCGATACTGCTGCTACAGGAACTTCATCAGCGGCCGTTTATTGCACAAGACCTATTACTTTAGAAAATGAGTCAACAGCACTAGAAGTCAGATTAACACAAAATGTTAGAGCGAGCTCTTCTGTTGAAGTATACTATAGAATTACAGGTGCTGAAGAAGTAAGAAACATAAACGATTTAGCTTGGGTGCCATTTAATGGAGATGGTTCAGAAGATATATCTGTAACTCCTGCTGAAAATGACAGAACATTTAAAGAATACAAATATTCAGATACAGGATTAAACACATTTACAGCATTTCAAATTAAAATAGTAATGAAAGGTACAAATTCGTCTTATCCTCCTATTATAAGAGATTTAAGAGGAATTGCTTTAGCGGCTTAATATGAAACTGAAAGTAGAAGGTCATAGTTCTTTGGAAAGAGATGTAAGATCTAATGCAATTGTAAATACAAATAAAAGTGAATACCAAGTATATATGAATAGAATTAAATCACGTGAACAACAAGGCGATCAGATAAGAAATACAATAAAAGAGATAAATATTTTAAAACAAGAATTGTTTGAAATAAAAGAATTATTAAAAGAGGTAATTAAAAAATAAACAATGGCATTTACAGTAATCAATACTACAGATACACTAGAACAAATGCGAGTTAAGTTAAATAACTTGACTACAAATGATTTTGGTAATCCTTCACTTTTAGCTGGTGCTGGACTTGCGTCCACATCCATAGTAGGTGCAGTAGTAGAAATAGCTGGCGTTGCTTTTTCTGCTGCAGGATTTACAATTAGAGATTCAAGTTCATCAATTCAAGTTGTAGGTGCAGGTCAAACTTTACAAGTAAATGGCGCATCAAATCAAATTACAGCAGTTGTAAGTTCTCCTGACACTTTGACAATAGGATTAAGAGATGATGTTACTATTGTAGGTAACTTAACAGCAAATGGACTAATACATTCTTTAGGTACTATTTCAATTAATAACGATGCTATTTCTTCTTCATCAACATCTAAAATTGATTTAAATGATAATATAAATGTAAACAATTCTCTTTTTAGAGTTGTTGACGCTACTGGTACATTAACTATTGGTGATACTAATAGTACATTTATTACACATTCAACAGGTAATATAAATTTTGGCAATAATAATCTTAATACATCAGGATTTTATTATACATCTAATTTAAACGGTTTTGTTTTTGAAGGTTCTACTAGTGATGCATTTGAAACAGCTTTAAGATGTGTTGATCCTACATCAGACAATGCTATAATTTTTCCTAACATATCAGGAACAGTTATAACTAGTGGAGACACAGGAACAGTTACCAACACAATGTTAGCTGGAAGTATAGCAGGTACAAAATTATTAGATGACGCAATTACAGAAGCAAAAATAGCTGATGATGCTGTAGGAATAGATCAATTAAAATCAGTGGTTACTTTACAAATTTTAAATTCATCCGGAGGAGTTTTAAAAACTATATACGGCGCAGGAGCGTAATACATTATGGCAGTGAGAACACCCTTATATTATGTTGGCGGCAATTTAAGAGAAATGTCGTCTATTTTAGTTGAAGAAATAAAAGCATTAGCAACATATCTGTATTCTTTAAGTCCTACAAAAATATTAACCGTTGTACCTTCTGGAGGAAATTTAACTTCAATTAGTGATACAAGACTGCAAGCGGGAGCATTATCTACAAGTACAACTGCGTTTCCTACTGAGGCAACAACTGCTGAACCTAGTATTGTAACTGTTACCTATGAAAGAATCATTCAAACAACAAGCACTCTTACTTTAACTGCCGACACAGGAAAATTATTTCCTTTATATTACACATCATCAGGTAATTTAAGAGCTATGGATGCTACAGATTTTTTAGATACTTTTATACATCCTGCAATTACAAACCTCGCTTTATCAACAACAACTTCAGATCAAGCAGGAACCTATTTTGTTTCTACAAGCACCAGTGTTGCAGGTTCTACTCTAATTTCATCAACACCAATATTTTTAGATACAAGAGCAGATACTACAAAGTATTCTGCTGCTACAGCTGCAGTAACAACTGTTAATGATGCTACTGCAATTCTTAATGATACAACTGTAACAGTTGCAGATGCAACTAATATTAGCATAAACGATAATATACAGTTTGCTTCACCTACTGCTTTTAGCGATGGTCAAACATATAAAGTTACAAATAAATCTTCAAATTTACTAACTATAACAAGATTTCCTTCTCTTACAGGAGGATTAGCAAGAGCTGTTGCAAACAGTAGTGGCGTGAGATTAGTTATGCCTGAAGAATTAGATCAACCAACTACAATAAATAGTTATTATTTACATAGAGTTAATGGTAGTCCAGTTGTTTTATCACAAGTGCCTCTTTATATAGATGCAGCTAATAACATAAAAGAATTTACTCAAGCAGAATTAGAAGCTTTGTTATCTAACTATATAAGATATGAAGTAGCCTCATCAACATTAGGACATTCATTATCTTATAATTTAGGAACCACAGGTTCAGGAAATATTAGAGGTTCTGGTATGACTGATACTCGTTTAAACGGAACAGGAGATTACCAAACGCTTTTTGTTGGTGCTGACGATTATAGAGCACAAGAATTTCCAAATGGTACTCCTGTGTCAATTAACACATATTATTTAAGAATAAATAAATCATAGGAGAATTATGACACTAACTGAAGAACATTTAAAAGACAATTTAATAACTGCATACTTTGTAGATAACGAAAGAAAAAACATAGAGGTATTAACAACAAGTGAAGATAAAAAAATTACTCTTTCCACAATTATACCTTTTGATGAAAATTTTGTAAGTTTTAAAGCTCTTACTAAATTTATTACTATAGATCAATTACACGAATTGACATATAAAAAAAATAAAGATGCAAGAGAATTATTTGAAAAACAGGTTATAGATATAGCTAAAAGAGATGGGTTGTTAAGTAACTTAGACAAAGTAACAAGTGATATTTTTCCATTACTTGTAAAAGCTATATTTGAAGATGATAATACAGATCACTTATTTGCATTAAAGTTATCTTTATTTGAATTAGATAAAATTAAAAATTCTACAAACGAAGAATTTAAGAAAAAATTAAGACAATCTCAAACTAAAATTGAGGCTCTTCAGGCTGCGTTTGAATTAATTAAATAGTTTGACCACCAGCCGGTCCAACCTTTTTCTAAAACGTGATGCATTTGTCCTAGCGTTACAATACTAAAGTTTTCTGGTTTTTTGTAAACATAATCTTTAATAGACGGACAAATATTATCATATGTGTTGTACTCTATTTCTTTAAAGTAAAATTCATCACTACCTTTGTTGTATGTATTTAAATAGTATTGTTCATTTGATTTAAATTTATTCCATATGTGTGATACATCGCCTGTCCACGATACAATAGATGAATTAAGTGGTGTATGAGCAGGTTCTCTCCACCAAGTATCATTTAACAACGTAAAATTATTTCTAATAAGATTTGGTAGTTTATCGTAGATAATCATATCTAAATCAAAGTATAGATTTTCACCATCTCTAAACTTATCATACATTTGAAGTTTATTATACCAATTACCATACAAATCATTCTTTATAACTTCAAAACTATCATAAGATAGGCCTGAATACTTATCAATCATATGTTTAAGATTTTTAACGTGCCAATCTGTAAACTTTTTACCAAATCTACAACAAATTATTCTCATTATTTAACTTCTATACACTTAATTTCTCTAGGAAAATGTGATTGTATTTTAATATAAGGTATCTTAGGAATATTATGAACGTTGCCATACGGGTCGATTTCTTTATCATTAGCTGTTCGTACATCAACTATTTTTGTTTTTCTCCATTTATGATTTTTTACTGGATCTCTACCTTCTTTATATAAAGTCATATTGTGAGCGTTAGCTGCACCTATTGCTAATTCATAGTCATCAATTTGATTTCTTGCTCTATCTTTTTGTGGATACCCTATGCCTATTCCAAAAGTAAGTTTTTTCTTTCCATCTAAAACGTCTTGATATATTCCCATTCTTTTTTCCCATTGATAATCATAGTCAGGACCCATACCATTACTTTTATTACAACCAGTATGATATCCTAAATCGCCAGCTGCTTTCATAATTAATCCTAATGTTAAACCTATATGAGTATGAGCATTGTCCCACATAAATCCTTCTTCAGGTTTTGCGTCTGTTCCATCATTATAACAATTATATAAAGGATAAGTATGTTTTGCAACAAACAACATATAAAAATTAGCATTCATTTGTGGATTTCTCCAAGTTGCAGGAGGTTTTTTTGTGTGTGTTGACCCCCAAGTCCATTTATAAAATTCTTCAATTACTTTTCTATCTTTAAAGTAATAAACATCATAAAATCCTTGCCATTGTTTTGACGGTGCATTTTGAGCTATCCATAAAAAATGTTCTATATGTTCTTCAGGAATAGTTTTAGAGTAGTCCCAATTTCTTTGACATTTTTGAAGTTGTTTGATTATTTCTTGTTCTTTTTTAATATCCATTTATATCCAATGTTTTTCTATAAATTTAAAATTATTTTTATGTATTGTTTTTTCTACTCCCGTAAAATGAACAATTTTTATATATTTATGTGTTTCATCTAATATCATATAATCGGTATTAAATTTTTTACTGTAAGCTTTGTTAAGATGTAAATTTTTATTATTGTCGTCTGTGTACTTGCACAACCATTTTTCAGGAGTTAACGTTAATTTGATTTTGTGTTCTTTAACTTTCCAATTCACATAATTTTGTTCACCATAGTATTTTGTATGAACTATACCTTTACGATAATAATTTAGTTGCCAAAACTCTACATTTTTAACAAAATCGTCCCATATACATTTTAAACTTCCTGATTTAAATTTGTAAAATCCTCCATTTATTTTTAATTTGTTTGTCCACCATTGACCATACGTTAATAATTCATTTTCAGAAATTGGCCAATTTAATAAATCATCAACATTGTTTACTATTATTTGATCTATGTCCATTATAATAATATCATCGCCTGGTTGTTGATATCCAAATTGAGGGCTAAAAAATTTTAATTTGTGCCAATGTTTTTTTATATCACTATAATTATTATATGGTAAGATAACATCAGCTTCTATATTTTTATTATCAGATATACAAATAAATTCAAAAGGTACGGTTGAGTTTCTTTTTAAACTTCTATAAAGTTTTGAAACATAATCAGGAGTATAAAAACCTTCAAAGTATACTGTGCAAATTTTAAGCATTATATTTTCTCCAAACTATATCAAATTTTTTGTTAATTGCGTGTACAAATTTTGTTTCGTTAGGTATAAAACCTTGTTTGTCAAAAAAATAATGCCATTGATTATTCAGCCATTGAATAGTTACATTGTTTTCTTTTATTTTTACACTAAACAAAGTTTCATTGTCGTAACCAAAAAAATCAACAATTTTTTTAGGAAAAATATCATAGTTATTTTTTAGCTTAGTCATTGTTTTTAAATTGTTTTCAAAATCGTAAAAATAATTTAACTTGTTTAAGTGTTCTTTATTAGCTCCTATTATTCCTGTATTAATTACATTATTAGAAGAACTTAAATTTTTTTCAATTAACATAGCCTGAGCATTATAGTACTTTGATGTTGGACTTCTAATTGTTTGTGTTGTATCAGTAATTGATTCCATTTTTTTAACATTATGTGTATTTTCATAAACACAAATGCCTTTGTTTAAATCCCAAACATCAAAAAAATTATCAGTAGTTAGGGGTATTACATCAAAATCTAAAAATAAAATTTCATCAAACTCTTTTGAAAGTTCATACAGTAGATGTATTTTATAAAAATTTACAATATTATAAGTTGTTATAAATGGATAATTATTTTTAAAGTGTTCTTCATATTTTTTGTATTTGTCATCATATTCAAACATTTTGAAAGGTATTTTAACATTATTTGCGTAATTTATTTTACAGTTTAATAAATTTTCATAATGTTCTCTAAACTGATATTTTGTATAAACATTAGTGGGCGTATGGCTTTTTTTTAATATGTTTAAATCAAACAAATCTAATTCACTATTAGGAATATCAATATAAAAACTAAATATTATTCTTTTCATAGTCGACCAATTAACGTAAACTTAATACCTCTATCTTCCTCTACTTGATCTTCTATTAATATTTTTGCTTTATTGGGTAATTGCTTTTTAAATTCTTCTATATTTTTTACACAATTTATGTGTGTTGGAATATCAAACATATTGTTAGATTGAAAAGCAAAGTATGAATTTATATTATTTAACACTGATAAGTTTTTCATAGGTTGCATATGTTCACAAGAAGTATTAATAATTAAATTTGTTCTAAAAATTCTTTCATTTGTCATTGACCAAGAAAAAACATCTTCATTAATAAAGTCTATTTTATTATAGTTTTTAAATAACCTGTTTTTAGCTATACGTATATATTTGTCATTTATATCTATAGCTGCTATTCTTTTTACTTCATTATAAAATGCAGGTATTAATATACTTCCATACCAACAACCAAATATTACAATTTCAGATTCAGTATTAAGTATATTTAATTTTTTTATATGATTAATTAGATTTTCTTTAGATTTGAATTGATTAGGACTATATGAATCTAGTAAATCCGAATTGTGTCTTCCTTCTTTTATAATATTTTTAAATAAATCTAAATCAATCATTTTCTTAATATATAGCTATTTATGACTAGTAAGTCTAAGTTGGTTTTATTAAATGTTTTAATAGCATCTTCTGGTGTTTCTACTATAGGCTCTTGGCAATTAAAGCTCGTGTTTAATAACATTGGAATTCCTGTTATCTTATAAAACTCGTTAATTAGATTATAAAATTTTTCATTAAAGTTTTTATTAACTGTTTGTATTCTTGCTGTACCATCAACGTGTGTTATGCCTGGCACCTTATTAGATTTAACTTTACATATCCTAGACATATAAGGACTAGGACTATTAGTATCAAAATATTCTTTGTAATGTTCCTCTAATACGGCTGGCGCAAATGGCCTAAAATCTTCTCTCTTTTTAATTGTCTGATTAATAATATTTTTAATA